GAAGGCCGAATTGGAATTGAGCAGGGCTGTGTTCGCGACACCAAAGGCAATCGGGGCAACGTTGGCTTGATTGAATGCAAGGTTCGCCAAATAGATGCCGGTGTTCGCCAGAGCGATACCCGCGTTGGCGATATTGAAACCGGTGTTGGCTTTATCAAAGGCGAGATTTGCCGTGTATACTCCAACATTTGCATGATCATATGCAAGATTCGCGGTATACACACCAGTATTGGCTCTGTCGTAGGCAAGGGCGCCAACAGCCAGAACGGTATTAGCCGTATTGAAAGCGGTGTTCGCCGCATCGAATGCGACGTTGTTCTCGATCGCAAGCTGATTGAACCTCGCCATCCATACGGCAATTGTGGTTGTCAATGAGACGGGAGCGACCATCAGAGTTTTGCTTTCAGATTTTGTATTTCTTTTTCAAGAACATCGAGGCGTCGTTCCAGATCTTTAATTCGACGCTCACGAGCCTTGGCCTTCTTGTAGGCAAGAAGACTATTGTTGTCCTTATTTATCAGGGCGTTCTTGGTCTTGAATACCCCAGGAACAGCGGTGGCGTGATCAGTCATCAATCAACAATGCAATAATCATCTGTCAACATGTCGGTGAAAGTGTATGCCTCACGCCTGAAGATTCAAAATCCTGCAATCGGCAACCCTAGGTACGACAGCAGAGTTAGTACCACTCAAACCAATCTTGATCGCGAAATACTTATACCCGGTGTAAGTGATGGACCCCTGAGTATACTGCACCACACCATCACTGTTCATCATCGCCTCGGGGAAGCGGTAGCTGAACTCCCGGAAGTCGTTGGGGTTCGCCGCCGACGAATATGCAGTATCATCCACCTTCTCAAGGGCGGTCCAGGGACGGTCATCAAAGGCCGTCCCGTCCTCGCCATGGAGCATCTTGAACCACACCAGAACATCGGTCGTCGGCGGTCGGTATGCGGTGAGGATTACCAGGACATCTTCGGCATCCTGACCATCGGCAAGCGTGACCGGGGCGGAAATATATTTGTTGGTCAGATACCCAGCAGTTGAAGCATCTTCATTGTAGGTATTTGCATTAATGATGTTATCAACATAAACAGAATGGGTTCGCCCCAGGTCAATGACAGGGGATAGAAATTCTGTAGACGTTGCCATAGTGACACGGACATTGCTCGATCGGCCGCCACCGAGAGAGGTAATCTCATTAGATCGGGAGAAGATCGCCTGTTCAGTGGAATAGTAATAATTGTCGTTTTCGTTAATTCTTGCATAGCTCCCAATAACTCCTGTGTTCGATGTTGCCTGCATTTCGAATGCAACCGGAGTTTTATTAAATTTCAAGTAGCTCGGTTCGAAATCAAGAACGGAATAACGGAAGTTTCGAATTCCATCGACCGTAGCACTCGATCCAGACTGGACGCCATGAATGGTATCTCCCACATAGAAGAAACCATTTGAAGAAAGCATCTCGGCCGTAATGTTACTACGATCCGCCTTGTATTTCGAAATTACTCCGGTCGCGGACTTGATGCTGGAGATCACCGTCGAGATACCAGCAGACATCCCATTTGCATTTGCGACATTGGCTCGTTCGCCAGGAATAAACAAGGTGTTGGCGACAGTGAACTCCGAACCATTGACTGCGAGGACTGCGGAATTGGCACCGGAATTTGCACCAATCAGAAGCTGTGATACCGCAATCGATCCAGTATTGCCTGTCAACGTCATCCGGTAATTGCCAACAAAACCTTCACCGTAGTTTGTCAGCGACGACGAGACGTTACCTAGAACTAATTGCTCTATAGGTTTGTTCCCGATAATCGCCGTGCTGGTGGTATCCTTGGTGAACGATGCCCGATAGAAGGTGCAATACAAGTCAATGTCGGGGACGATGTCCCAGTTCAGGTTGTTGTTGGTGGTGTAGAACGTACCGGTCAAAGGACGTGTCGACACTTGGTTGCCGGTATTGATATCGTTCTCACCCAGGCGAGATACCCACACATAGGTATCTGGGTTCAGGCCAACCGTATGGATGATGAAAGCATACTGGATGTTGTTGTAGAGGAACACAGGAGAAGGGAACGTGATCTCCTGGGGAACCGAAGCATCATCGGAGATAACGAGTTCATCGGATTCGAACCACACCTCGGAGAACGGCACCTGATTGCGAGTAATGCCGCCGGAGGCATCCATTTCACGGATTTCAACCCAGATGCCCAATGTCGGATGTTTCGCGGCCAGATAGATGTCGACACCGGTCATGAAGACACCTTCTTCGCCATCGGGTGCCTTTGGCAGGAACGAATACGCCGAACACGATGCCCGTAGCTGCTGGACAAACTGGGTGGCGGACGTCTTGGTGTCGGAGACATCCTTCTGCAACTGGACCACAGTCCGGGTTGTCAAAATATTATTTTGTTTCTGTTGGACGAGCCCGGCCGCCACGAAGTAACCGGTGGCAATCGTGGTGGCATCATCTTCGGAGTTCGTCGGACTATCGATGACCACAACCTCCTTGGTGCCAACCCGAAACTGCTTCTCCGGTGGCAGGCGCAACAGAAAATAAACATTTCCAGCGGTGTCACTGGTGAGGACATCACCTTCCGATGCAGCAGTGCCGGTAGTTGGCCATCCCGTGGTATATTCATCGACAGTCATCGGTGTCACATAGGTCGACATCGCTTCGCCATCGAAGAACACAAACAGCTTGGTATTGGCCTTCACACCACGGGCCAAACACTTGATCGTCTGTGAACGAATGTACGGGACGAGGGAAACATCCACCACACGGTTGCCGAGACTTTCGGTGGCCTCGTTTACACCCAGGAAGGTTTCGGTACCGGTTCGGGTATTTTCATAGACGGTTTCGACAACGGTTTCGAACTTGGCCCCGGAGTTAGACGACCCCGACGATGTCAGACCGATGGTGTTGCGATTGAAGTCGGCATTACGGGCCAGCCAATAGGCATTGTTGTAGGCCAGATCCTTTTCGTTGGCATCGAAGCGAGCCAGAAGCTCCCCGGTTGATTCCTTGTAGAGATTATAACCGACGACCTTCTTTTGCCATGCGTTCCACTCGGTGGCCGTTGACTGGGGAAGGCTGGTACCATCGGGTCCAATGGTAACGGCATTGTCCTCGATCTGATCGGTATCCACCCAGACATCGGTATCCGGCGACATGGTCAATTTGCCGATGAACCGATACGACGACACTTCCAAGTTCCTGAACGAGGTCACCTTCGGCTGGTCGATCAAAACGACCGGGGTGTAATCCAACATCAACAGGTCGCCAACCCGCGTCACACCCGTACCAGAAAGGAAATCATAATAGGTCGAACCCATGGTATAGATCGGGCGGATGCTCTTCTCGTCTGGATCAACCACGATGCGATAGTTCGGATCGGTGATGTCACCCAGCGAATGGTCCCGGAAGGTATCAACAAAGACCCCGTTCTTGAACCGGTTCAAACCATCTTCATCCAAGATCTGCATATCGACAGCAGACTTTTCGAGGGCATTGAGCGAAGCGTAGTATTCGAGATTGACAATCCTCTCCTTCAGAACACCGATATCACGCATGGTGAAGCGGATGTTCGAAGTCTTGCGAACCAGAACCGAAAGGTCCTTGCGCCGCAAGGTCTGGGCATAGTTCGGGGCAATGGATGGATATGGCGACACATAGATGCTGGCCAATGACATTGTGTTCTCCGGCGTCATCGGCGTGACCGGGGAAACTCCCGGTGTGCCAACGACAATGGAGATTGTCCCGTTCTTGTCCATGACCACAAGGTCACGTCGGGCCAGATAATAACTATAGTCAAAGGTGAACTGCGAAGCCGCGACTGGAAGGCGCAGACCATTGGTCTCGAACGTCAGACCGGCCGTGGTCGTAGGATTGACCGATGCGGTTCCGATGGTGGTGGCATCGGTCGCGGTGATCGCCTTGACCGGACGAAAATCCAAGAAATTTCTCAGGTCGTAATCGATCTTCGATGTTGGAGATGTGAAGATCGGAATGGTCTCGGTTCGGATCGTGGTGTTCGATGTCAGTGTATCATCCACCGGATACGAATCGACCGAGAAGTATCCGCGACCAAGCGTGAACGACGGCTCGAAGTAATCCAGAACAACCAATAACCGATCGGTCGCCACCAGAGGCGCCAACGGCGTGATCGTTCCATGGTCGTAGAACTGGTCCTTCTGACCATTGGAGATGGCAAAGCTCGTCGTGACATCGGTGCCATCGCTCTCCGTGGTCGGATAAGACGACGTCTTCTTGATGATCTTACGGACCTGATAGACATCAGAGAAACCAAGACCGAATGGACCGCTGGTACCGGCCGTCGAACAATCGATCTTGACATAGCGGTTCGGCCGAAGGTTCTTGGTAATTTCGCGGGCACTCGGACGGGCGACCTGATAGGTAATGGTCGAGGAGATGTCGGAAGGGAACACCTCGTGGAGATTGAATGAAAGCTGCGAAGGTGTCGTGGTGACGGAACGAGTGGTACCGGCGGTGACACCAATACCAGTAAGGTCAATGGTATCACCGGCCTTGAACGCCTTGAAAATATTGTTGCCGTTGACACCGGCTGGCAGCGCCGTGGTGGTGGTCAACGAGGTGTTATTGGCAATGGCACCGACAAACCATGTATCGGTCTTTCCGGCGATCTCAACCTTGTCACCAACATTCAAACGGGTGAACTGGGCCGATGCATTGCCAGTGAGCGTGAAGCTACCATTGGCCGCCGTTACAGAACCCGGAATGGAGATGTTGGCCGCTTGATTGAGGGTGAAAATAATTTCCCGCTTATCGGCCGCCGCGAGCGTCGTGGTGCCGTAGGGGAATTCCTCATCGGGATAGGTCGACAGAGGCAAATCCAACGTACCCGCAGCGAGCAGGGAAACGTCCGTGGTGCGATAAAAATTAAAGGACATATCTGGGTTGCCGGTACCATCCCGGAGCGTCCTGATGCCCGGCGTACCGACTGCATACAGAAGCGTGGCGGAAGCGGTCTCCTGGAGAACGGCATTGTTGGCCGAGTCAAGAACGACATCGGCACCAAAACCAGACGTGAACAACGACTTGGTGTTGGAGAAAGAGGCCGCCGTGTTCATTTGGATGTCATAGAGATAGACATCCATGACACCAGTGGGGGAACCGGGGACACCCGATGCATATTGGATACCGGCAACACGGGCGGTACCGATTGCCGAACCAGAGGGAGCCGTGGCGACCCATTGCTTTCCGCTCAATCGGTTTGAAGGCTGATTGTAGAGAGTAACAGTGGCCCCCGTATCCAGGTCGACCATACCCGAGAACTCGTCGCAACGAATGTAGTTGCCCATGGTCGCGGTGGCAATCTGGGCATTGACATTGGAAAAAGTTTTACTTTTTTCGGTGGTCACATACTCGGTGACAAGTTTGCCAATCTCATAGCCCTTCACATAGGCAACACCGGGTTCGACACCGATGGAAAGCAACTGAGTATTACCGGTGTTTGAATAACCACCATTGGTTCCGGTATCAAGGTTCTCGCGGACACGAACACTCAGGCCGTTGACATAATAGTCGCCGGATTCATCGGAGGTGCGCTTGGCCATCTCGTCTTGCAGGATGGCATACTGGGAGCGGTCATAGAGTTCGGTGATGATGCCTTCATTGATCGTGAACAGTTCCACAAAGTCGGGGGCACCGGTCTGGTCATCGATATCAAGGACCGCGAGCGACGGGGTCAACCGCAGCCGGTCGGCACCAGGGGCAGCAAAGTTGGACGATTCCAAAGCCGGGTCGAGCAGGGTATCATCCTGCAAAAATGTGATGATA